AAGATTGGTCTGGTTCTTCTGATAGTTATAGTGGTGGTATGGATACCTCAACAGGAAACTACGATGATCCTTATGATTCAGGACAAACAGAGTAATGGCCGAAACTCTATTCACAGATATACTTACGCGATTAAGACCGGGTTTTAAAGCGGGAGGTAGAGTTGGATTTGATAATGGTGGTTCAGCTAGAGAAAAAACAGTTAGAGAAATTCTTAAAAAAAGAAAAGCTTTTTTAAAAAATAAACTTAATCCTAAAGATTTTGCAAAATTAGATTTTTTTGAAAATAAACCTATACCTAACTGGTTAGGAGAAGGTAGAATTAATGATTACTACGGAATATCACAAAGAGGAAATAAATCACTTTTTAGAAAAGTTAGATCAGTAGTTGAAGGTATTGATATGACTGCTGTAGGAATGCCTCAAGTTCAAGCAAATCCAAAAATTAAAAAAAAACTTTTTGAATTAGTAAAAAAAGGAGATACATCAGAAGATGTATTAAAAATTTTAACTAAAGAATTTCCCTCTCTTCCTAAAACTACTAAAATAACTAATCTTGTAAATTCTTATATTAATGCTGGAGAATTAAGTGAAAATTTTAGGTATCAACCAGGTACAGGTAGACCTAAATTTAAAGTAGATGAATTAAAAAATAAAGTAATAAAAATTGTTGATGAAGGGGTTAAAAGTAAAAACATGCCTTCTCTATCAGAAATAACAAGACGAGTAGGACTTAAATCAAATAAAGCAACTACAAATTACATTGAGTTATCAAAAGGAAAAGATTTTATAGCTAAAAATTTTCCCGATAACACAATTAAACAAACTCAATATATAAAAACATTAGCTAAAGATTTAAAAATACAAGAAGGATTTAAAAACGGTAGAATATTAGATGATGTTTATGTAAAAAGAGCTTCTGACCTTTTAGGCATTCCTGAAAAACAAGTTTACAATATTTTAGGAGATGTAGCTAGAACAGCAGAAGGAAATAAAACTTATATTAAAAAAACAGATATACCTATATTAGGAAAAAAAGGAATAGACGCTATTAATAAAAGTGCTAAAGGAACTCAATTTGGTGTAGGAGCAGGGAAAAAGAAAATTACGTCTGAAGTACAAGCAAGTAAAGCTATTGGAGAAGAAGGTAATTTTTTTAATAGACAAAGAAGAAAAGGAAACAAAATAATTAATAAATCTTTCAAAGATTTAGGTTTAAATAAAAAAGGAGTTACAGCTAGTATTGATGAGATTGCTAGTGTTGCTGCAGGGTCTAAAGGATCTGCAGGAAGTTCTTTATTTACTCAAACAATTCCTTACACCGGAAAAAATAAATTAGATAATATTAATACTAGAAAAGGAAGTATTCTTGATCAACGCCTTTCTAATTTAAGAACCAAAGCTTTAAAACAACCTCTTACAATACAAGAAATAAACGATTATAATAAAATTTCAAGAAACTTTACAAATCAAATTAATAACACCTTACCTAAAAATTCTAAAAAATTAAAATCTATAACAATAGTCCCTAATGGTGATCCTCTTAAAACAATGCCTGATATTAAAAAAATAAAAAAAATAAATCCAACTGCTTATAACAACATTTTATCTGATGCTAAAAAATATAAATTTTCTTATAAAATACCAAAAGGCTCTGGAAATTTATATGATTTTAATGATGCAGATAAAGTACAAAAAGGAATTACAAAAACTTTACAAAAGGCTTTTGGTGTTGAATCTACTAAAGATTTAAAAAATATAATTAAAGCAACCCCTGCAAAAGAAGTTAGAAATATAGTTAATAGAAATATAGCAGTTTTATCTTCAGATATTACAGGTATTGGAGCTATTACAAGAAATGCAGATTCCTTATCAGCTTTTAAACCAATTGCTAGAGCTTTTGGAAAAGCAAAACCTGTTTTTAAAGGATTAGGAAAAGCAGCTGTAGTTATAGATCCAGTATTTGCGGCAATGGATTTTTCTAAAGCACAGGAAGAAGGATTGTCAGGAGGACAATCAGGAATATTTGCTGGTAGTAAATTTATTCAGGATATAGCTAACTTACCTAGAACCATAGAGGATCTAGCTTATCTTGCAACAGAAGAAGGTACACTTAAAAATTTTGGTCAAAAAAAAGATAGATTATTGGGAGATGCTTTCAAAGCTGAATTTGCAGATAATTATTTAAAAAGAAAAATAGACGAAACTCCTACAGCTACTAAAGATTACAGAAAAGCTAATATTAGATATGATCAAAGTATGCCTAATTTTTATGATGATATTGAAGTTGCAGAATCTCAAGATGTTTTAGAAGCTAGGAAGAATGCTTATCTAAAATCACAAGGAGTAAGCAAACCTAAAAAAGAAGGTATTGGTTCTTTCTTTACAAATCCTAGAATAACAGGTATATATGAAGAAGAGGTGTAATTTAATTAACAGGAAAGAGATATGGTAGATAGTATAGATAAGTCATTACCCAATACAGTTGAGGAAGTTAAAGATACAGAGTTTCAAGAAAAAGAAGTAGCCGTTCCCGGTTCAGAAGAAGTTATTACAACAGACACAAGTGAAGTTGTTATGGATGAAACTGGAGGAGCAGAAGTTACTTTTGATCCTACAACTAGTACAGATAGAAGCACAGAAGGTCACTTTGCAAATTTAGCAGAAGACATGTCTGATGGTGAGTTAGAATCTTTAGGTTCAACTCTTTTTGATCAATACACAGAGTACAAAGAATCAAGAGCAGATTGGGAACAATCTTATAGAGAAGGTTTAGAATTATTAGGTTTCAAATACGAGAGAAGAACAGAACCCTTCAAAGGTGCGTCAGGTGTTAATCACCCTGTACTAGCTGAAGCGGTTACACAATTTCAAGCAACAGCTTACAAAGAATTATTACCAAGTGATGGTCCAGTAAGAACACAAATTTTAGGTGCTATCAATGTTGAAAAAGAAGAACAATCTAAACGTGTTAAAAATTTTATGAATTATCAACTTATGGATAAGATGAAAGAATACGAACCAGAGTTTGATCAAATGCTTTTCTATCTACCCCTGTCCGGTTCTACTTTTAAGAAAGTTTATTATGACGATCTTTTAGGTAGAGCCGTATCTAAATTTGTACCGGCAGAAGATTTAATTGTACCTTATTCAGCAACATCATTAGATGACACAGATGCTATTGTACATGTAATTAAAATTTCTGCTAATGAATTAAGAAAACAACAAGTTGCAGGTTTTTATAGAGATGTAGAATTAGGAGAACCTCCTGTAACATCAAATGAATTATCAGATAAAAAATTAGAACTAGAAGGTATTACAAAAGATGGTCAAGAAGACCAACATACACTTTTTGAAATGCATACTAATTTAGATTTAGAAGGTTATGAAGATGTTGATCAAGAAGGTGAAGAAACAGGAATTAAATTACCTTACATTGTAACGTTTGCAGAAAACAATCAAACTGTTTTATCAATTAGAAGAAATTATCAAGCAACAGATCCAATGAAAAAGAAAATAGATTACTTTGTACAATTTAAATTTTTACCTGGAACTGGTTTTTATGGTTTTGGTTTAATACATATGATTGGTGGTTTAACTAGAACTGCAACAGCTGCATTAAGACAATTATTAGATGCAGGTACATTAGCTAACTTACCAGCTGGTTTTAAAACTAGAGGATTAAGAATTAGAGATGATGCACAACCATTACAACCTGGAGAGTTTAGAGACGTAGATGCACCTGGTGGAAACATCAGAGATCAGTTTATGCAACTACCATTTAAAGGACCAGATCAAACATTACTTTCATTAATGGGTGTTGTAGTTTCAGCAGGTCAGCGTTTCGCGTCTATCGCAGATGCACAAGTAGGCGATATGAATCAACAAGCTGCAGTGGGAACCACAGTAGCATTATTGGAGCGTGGTTCACGTGTAATGTCAGCGATTCACAAAAGATTATACGTTGGTCTAAAACAAGAATTTAAATTATTAGCAGAAGTTTTTAAAACTTATCTACCATCAGAATATCCATACGATGTTCCAGGTGCAGCAAGAAATGTAAAAGTAACAGACTTTGATGACAAGATAGATATTATTCCAGTTGCTGATCCAAACATTTTTTCTCAAACACAAAGAATTAGTTTAGCTCAAACACAATTACAATTAGCTCAAACCAATCCACAAATACACGATTTATATCAAGCATACAGATCTATGTATGATGCGATCGGTGTTAAAAATGTAAATGCAATTTTACCACCACCAACACAACCAACACCTTTAGATCCTTCACTTGAAGAAATTGCTGCAATGGGTATGAAACCTTTTCAAGCTTTTCCAGGTCAAGATCACAAAGCACATATTGATTCACACTTAAATTTTATGCAATCTAATATGGTACAAAATTCACCGTCTGTTATGGCTGCATTACAGAAAAATATTCTAGAGAGAATTAGTTTAATGGCTCAAGAACAGATACAATTAGAATTTTCTAAAGAATTAATGCAAGCACAACAAATGCAACAGATGTTACAACAAAATCCACAGAACCCACAGTTGATTGCGCAAGCTCAATCATTAACAAATAAGATCAATGCAAGAAAAGCACAGTTGATTGCTGAAATGACTAAAGAATATATGGATGAAGAACAAAAAATCATGGGTGAGTTTAGTGGTGATCCATTAATTAAGTTAAAAGCAAGAGAAGTTGACTTAAGAGCTAAAGAAAATGAGCGAAAATCTAAAGATGATCAAGAGAGACTTGATTTAGACACTGCAAAAGCACTTATGAATCAAGAAAATCAAGAAGATAAGCTTGTTCAAAACGAAAAACTAGCAAAATTAAGAGCAGGTGTGTCATTAGCTAAACAAGGCATGTCAGACAAGAGTAAAATTCACGATTTTGGTAGAAATTTTGGAAAAAAATAGATATAATTAATACAAGGAGATAAATATGAGTAAAGATTGGCAAAGAGGTTCAACATTCATGAACAAAGACGTTAAGATCGAAAAAGAACTTGGCGTTGGCAAAGATGGTTACCAAACAGGTGGTGTTACTATCGAAGCTACTGATCCATCAACATCACAAACAGTAGATGTTAAAGGAACAAGAAGAATGAGAGCTGATAAAAAACCAGTAAAAGCTACTTGGTACTAATATGTGGTTCTCGGCAATTAAATTAGCCGTTTCTGCGGGAAGTAAAATTTACGCAAACCGACAGAAGGCAAAAGTAGCAATGTCTGATGCACAATTATTGCATGCAGAAAAACAAGCTCGTGGTGAAGAAGCTTACCAAGGTAAACTTTTAGAAGCGAGACAAAACGATTATAAAGACGAATTCGTGCTCGGAATATTGAGCGCACCGATTATTGTTCTGGCATGGGCAGTGATATCGGACGACCCAA